CGGACGCCGCCCCGTAACAGGGCGGATTGCCGGAAAGGACCCGTAAACGATAATAGTTATCGATTGCGCCTTGTAGCCTGCCAGATAATGCCACCTGGGCGGCAATGCAGATGGATCGTCTCTGTAATCCATTCGTCGATCTCTTTTTTAAGCTCAGATGTTTTCCCTTCAGCCCCTGACGCCTTGCCCTTCTGCACATCGATACCAACGAACAATCCACATCCATGCTGCTTGGCAGTGTCGCTCATGTTCAACTTCACGTTATAGTTCGTAGAAACGATGCCATTGCCAATCTTTCCTTCGTTAATAAAGCACTGGCCGCGAAATACTTTAAACGTCTCGCTGTTCCGGATTTCGTCTTCCAACCACTGGACGATATCGCCAGCATCAACAGATGATTCGCCTTGAATCCAGTCACTAACCTGCCAGTCTCGGGTAGAACCGTTCACTGCAACGATGCGCACCCGTACCTGCACGCGCTCACCACATTTAAGACCGGAAATAAGATGGCTAGTATTCGGATAATATATGCACTCTTTCACTAGCCGCCCGTCTTCGCGGAGGCATTGCAGTTCCAACTTGGAAAACCAGCTGCTGCCATTTGGCCATTTCCATTCGACGTTTACACCAAACGGTTTAGACATCGTTGCTACATGACTGATGCTTACAGATTCTGACATGATAGATCCTTTTAGATGTGTTGAGGCAACTCTCATAAACATGAGCGCTATACGCGACGCAGATTGGGCAATGAACCCGTTACGCAGCAACGCTCATGTCTATGAGAATGGAAAAGCGTGCGACCGTGGTCGCACGAAAGCGGAACACTAAATGTTATTTTTTTTGGGATTCGAAGTCCTGGATTGCCTGATAAGCCGAGGTGATGAATGCTGCCGCTAATGGAGCGACTATCGCGTTCCCGTAGGCGCGCAACTGGCCCACTCGACCGGCAATCCCATCAGCCAGCGGGAATGATGAGGGTTCAACTGGCCTCCACTTTCCATCCTGGCAGAAGAGCCAGTCAATATCTCTCCAGTATGAGTCAGTCTGCACGGCCCCCAGGGCGCTGTGATTTTCTGGTTTGAATTCAGTGACGGGAGCGTTTCGGGTGACCATCCCGCCAACTGCGATGTTACATCCAGGCGGTCGGTCGATAATTTCCCGTTTCGTATCCTCCCTCCCTGATACCCTCCTTTGCAGTCTGATGCTGTCGGTGTATTCCATCCGGCAAGAACTGCTACATCCTGCAAGTTCGACTGTCGTCCCGCTGCTCTTCTGGCCAGTATTTTCACTACATCCTTTATCGCCGTTTTGGTATTGCTGGCTGTAGTCGTAGGCCATCCAGAAGATTCTTTGTCTGATGTGCGGAGCACCGACGCTCGCTGCGCATGTATCAAGCGCTGCAACGGCATAGCCCGCATTTTCCAGGTCAGTTTGTACAGCTGAGAACCACTCAAGGCCGTCCTTGCTTGAAACCTGCTCACCAAAAATGACTGGAGGGCGGCACTCTTTAACGAGTCTGAAAAACACAGGCCAGAGGTGTCGTTCGTCATCAAATTTTCCTCCCTTTCCTGCAGAGCTCCACGGCTGGCATGGCAGGCTGGCTGTCCATACAGAACGGCTATCTGGCCAGCCAGCTAAACGCAACGCATAACTCCAAACTCCAATCCCAGCAAACCAGTGGCATTGCGTTTTATTGATAACATCTGACGGAGCAACATCAACAATAGAGCGCTCATCAACAATGCCGTTTGCTATTGAACCGTTCGCGATCAGGTTGCTTAGCCATGTTGCGGGATATCTTTCAAATTCATTGTAAAAGGCGCTCATCAATTTCCTTCTCAAGCGCTACAGGTGGATAATGCAGAACCGTATAGACTGGCAATTCCATTTTGTACGCGTAGTGATATTCGGCTGTCGCACCGGACGACGCTTGCCAGCCTGGCAGCATCATGATTGCATCAGCGCAGCGGAGCATCGCAAAACAGATATCCATGTATTCGCGCTGTTCCAGACCATCAGGAAGGCTGGCTGGGTTCAGAACTGTGTGACCGTGGCGGGTAAGGCGGTCTGCCTCTTTATTGAAAGCGGCACGGTTATAATTTTCACGGCCTGTCATTGGCCCGGCGATATAAACTTTCATCACTTATCACCCTGCTCCATATCTTCCAAAGCCAGAACGCCATGCTCTTCAGAGCCAGAAAACGCAATCAAACCATTGTAATCTGGAACATTATCGAAGCCGGGGATTTGACCATGACAGATTGTGTATTCAGGCTGGCCTTCTTCCTCTGCAAACTTAGCCAAAGATTTAATTTGTTCGAGGGTCAGTTTGATTTTCGCCATTTTCTCTCCGCTGATTTTAGCTATAAAAAAGCCCCGCTATTGCGAGGCTCCAGATTGGTTATTTGACTCTCTAACCGAGTCATAAATACGCTGGCAGGTCATTCCTGCTCGATAGCTTTCGTCAGATCGTTCAGCATAATATTTAGCTTCTGCTGCAAGACTTCCGAGCATGTCGGCGAGCACTGCAGCGTTGGCTCCGGCTGTTTTGCCTCTGACGGCAGCGGCAAGATCTGCGGTGTGCTTTGCGGCGTCCAGGCGGGTAGCGAGTTTTCTTGCCTGTTGCTGCAGCTGACTAACAGTGCCAGCCAAACGAGCAGAAGCATCACGCGCGGCAGCTGCTTTCTCTTTGGCATTCTTTACGGCCTCATCACGGGCAATAATTCGCCCTTGCTCTATCATTCTGGCGGCTGTCTGCGCGTTGACCTTTTGCGAGGACTCAGCACTATCACGGTCAGCCCACCTTTTTTCCCATGCCCTGTTGCTCCAGACATTGCCAGCGATAAACGCGCTGGCCGCAAAAATCAGCACGAATAAAGGCTTCCACCAGGCTTTTATTGCTGCGATTAATGGGGACGGATTCACTGGTCTATCTCCCAGCACGTCAACGCACTTTCCTGGTCACGCCGCTCAACTTGCCCATAGCATCCATTCTTCTGGCCCTTGGTCAGTCGACAGTCGCGGCCACCATCCTTTATCCACCATCGGATCGCCTCACAAGCCCCGTGGCGGTCGCCAGCATTAAGACGCTTATAGAACGTCGATGGGAAGCATTTGCCTGGGCCTATGTTGTACGGGCAGAAAGATGCGATACCGGCTTTCTGCGGTTCGGTCAGAGGAACTTTGATATTGCGGTCAACCCACGCAAGAGCCTTATTGCGTTCGATGGCGTTTACCTGATTGCATTTGGCCTGCGTCAACTTCATGCCCTGCATTACTGGCTTGCCATCAACCATTGTGGCACCACGGCATATCGTCCAGATGCCGCTGCCATCTTTGTAAGCAGTAAGGCTATTTCCCTCTTTCTCATCCAAAAACTGGTCGAGAATTTGTGGGGCTGACGCGCCAGCAAGAATCAAACTTAGAACGGCTGCGCTTAATTTTGCCCTGTTAGCCATCACTCGCCTGCCTTAGCGAGTACATCCGCTACTACGCTCACCGCTGTCGGACGTTCTTCGATAGGCTTATCGCTAACTTCTTCCAGGTAAGCCCTTATCATTGCCGTTCGCTTCTCATCTTCTTTCCGACGGCGGCGTGCATCAATTCTTCCGTTGATGAAGGATGCAAGGGAGATTAGAAGCCCCACAGCCCCGAAAAACATGTAAATCATGTCTTGGGTGGTAAAACCCAGCGCTGCAGCTATGGTTCCAAGCCACGCAAATAATTGCGTGAAGATGTTCCCTGAGTGATCGTTCATTCTCATGGTCTCTTACCTCGCTATATTTGCGGAGGCTGTGTGCAGATGAAACGCCGCCCGATGCATTACGGAATAACGCAAAGATGTCGCCTGGACGGCACCAATAAAAAACCCGCCAGAGGCGGGTTGTATAAGTGAGATCAACTCTCTTCTTTTTTTACTACTTCTTTAACTTCTTCTACTGTCTGCAGGTAACGCTCTTCTTCAATTTCTACGCCTATGGCCTTACGCCCAAGCTTCAGAGCCTCCTTAATCGTACTACCGGACCCCATGAAGAAGTCGGCGACTACATCGCCGGGGCGAGAGCTGCTCCTGATGATATGTTCCATCATCGCAGCTGGCTTCTCGCACGGGTGTTTCCCTGGGTAATACTGCACCGGTGGGAACTCCCAAACATCCGTATAGGGAACATCTGCAGTCACAGAGAACGGGCGGCGCAGGCTTTCATACTGAGCCTTAAGGCCATCGTATTGCGCTTTAACCGCATCGTATTGCGTTTTTAGATCGGCATACTGCTTTTCATGCTCGCTATACCCGATATCGAATGGCGGAGGACATGCTACGCCGAGAACTTGCGCCCGCTGCATAAACAGCTCATGCAGCTTGTTGAAGTCATCCAGCGACGGTAACTGCCACTGCGACGAGGAAAACCAGTGTGAACACATCTTTTTCCCTGTCGCAGCGTTGATGTCCGCAGCTGAAATCCCCAGCTGCTGTCGGGCTGATGCAAATGCTCCAATCAACGGAGAAAATACGTCTTTCCGCAACTCTGCACATTTGCTGGCATAACCCGACTGACCTTTCGCATAGCCAGACGCGCCGTAATGTTCAGCGAATATGATGCGCTCGGTTGCCGGGAAGAATGCTCGCAGGCTCTCTTTATTTTGCCGCCGCCATACACCGCTCGGTTTAGCCCAGGTGATGTGGTTCAAAACATTGAAACGGTCGCGGGTAAGTAATTCAACTTTTGCCGCAAGCCGCGAACCGGAAAACATATACAGGCTTCCATTTGGGGCCAGTATCCTCCAGAACTCCGCCAGAAACTCATCAAGCCAGCCCAAAAAGTCCGCGTCACTTTCCCACTGGTTGTCCCAGTCGTTCGACTTAACGCCAAAATAGGGCGGGTCTGTCGCGATCAGGTTTACGGAATTATCAGGGATGGTTTTTATGAATTGCAGAGAATCTGCGCAAACGAGCTGCGCTCCATTGATTTGTGTAGTTTTTAACATAGCTATTATGGTTCTGCCTGGGTAAGCTAACCCAGCGATGCGCATCGCGGGTGGGCTTTGGGTTCAGCCTATACCTCTGGCATGGGTTGACCGCGGGATGAGCTGCAACTCGTCCCGCGCCCACTTTTTCAGGCACAAAAAAACCGCCCGTAGGCGGTTATTCGGAAGTCAGGCGTAAAAATCCCAACTTAGAAAAAAGATACCTAAAAATAGCTGTTTTGCCAACCTTTTTCGTTTTCTATTCCGTGCGACCATGGTCGCACGATATCAGATTATTCCGTTTTCATACTCGTTTGTTAGTGAGTATCTTCCGAAAGCGCCGCGCCGCGCCACACCAAAACAAACCATCTGCTCAATAATAAACTCTGTTGATGCCTGGCTTAAGCGGCAGGCTTCACTCAGCTCTGCCAGGCTAATGCGTGGATGCCCACGCATTACGAACTCAACGCTTAACGCTTCTTCGGTCATATTCCGGCGTATTTCTTTCGCGTGCATAGAGCCTCCTTAATCTTCGAACTGGTAATCGACATCGGCCATAAATTTGTTCAACTCTGCCAGCTTAGGCTCCATCGTTCCAATAAGGCGGCCAGCCAGTCGGTCGGTCAGGTTTTTACTGTTAAAGCTGTATTCACGCTCAAAACGCTTCACTTTCTGCCATAACTCATACAGCTCGTTAGAAATATCTGCCGCATCTTTGCGCATTTTTTCGTTGCCTTGATAATTCATAATTTACTCCAGATTCATGCGGTTATGGGCTTTACCCCTCTCAACGACACAAACTGTAACTCTGCCCAATAAGCACATCCAGCTTTATTTTTCACTTTTTAGTGAAATTTGCCTATTGTGTGATTTTTACGTTTTTAGTATATTTTCCACATCAGGAGGTTATACTATGTTTAACGTGATAACCCACCCGGCAGCGCTGGATGAGCTTAAAGAATTACCTGATGAGCTACGCGGTCGCATGACCCGGCTGATCGAGAGACTGGAAAGTGAAGGGAACAAGCTGAAAATGCCTCATAGCCGCGTTATCGGTGGTGGCCTTTTCGAACTAAGGGTAGGGGATAAAAACATAGCGAGAACGCTGTACGCTTACGCGGTAGGTAACGAAATTTATCTGCTACATGCATTTGTTAAGAAGACGCAAAAGACGCCTACCCACGCAATTGATATCGCCAGAACGCGTCTGAAGGAGATGAGCTAATGAAAGTAAAAGGCATCCCATTTAATCAGGTGAAAGAAGAACTGCTCAATACCCCGGAGGCTATCCGGGGTTACGAAGATGCCGACAAGGAGTTGGCGATGGTTGAAATGCTCTACGAGATGAGGGAGAAAGCTGGCCTGACGAAGTCTGCGCTGGCTGAACGCATGGGGTTGCAGCCATCAGCAATTAGCCGCCTGGAAAGCAACCCACTAGGTGCCAGCATGAAGACACTATCTCGATACGCTAAGGCTTGCGGTGCAAGCATTGATATTCATGCTGTGTATTGATTAAGACGAGTATCTGCAGGTGAAGTAACAAGGGAAAGGCGAGGGTATCTCGCCTTTCCCTTTTTTATTCGCCAGCCTGCCGAATGAGCTCATCCGCGACAACATCCTTGCATCTGTGGACCATATTACGAGACATGCGCAGAAGACGTGCCGCCTCATTCATATGAAGGCTGGCCTCTGGTGAGGCCATAACGGTGCTCACCATATCCAGGACAGCATCGAGATCGCTTAGCTGGGAATCAAGTTTTTCACAACATGACACGGCTGCATCTGTCATTGAATCGTATACCATTTTGTCTACCAAGGTTATTTAATACTGTATATAAACACAGGGAAATCCGCAAACGATACAACCATTTTTTGGCAATTTTTTTGATTAAACTACTGAATTGTCCGGTACTTATGTGCACGGCCAGCTCCACGTTCTTTTTTTTCCAGGGTTCCATTTTTCACAGCAGAGTCCAGCATCCCCCGGATCGTTCTTGTGTTCAGACCGATGTCGAACGCCAGCATTGAGGCAAAAATAAACCCATCACCTCCGCTGGCCAGACTGCTTTCGCTTCTCTGCCGAAGGCGTTCGAATAACAATGCTTTTTTATCCATTTTTAACCCTCCGTGACCAGTCACGCTTTAATGGCCAGCTTCAATCTGAGAGTGGTCAGCTGGCATGTACCTTCGCCATCAAACAGGCAATCGGCTACCGGAAGTTGCTTCCCACACCGCGAACACGAACCGGAAAGTTTCTTTTGCAGCTCTTTGTAGTTCTTGCGGATCAGGAGGCCAATAACCTCATTTTCAGAATACGGCTCTCGCCCCGGACGACGCTGTATGCAAATTTCGCCGAGCATACGCAGCTCATCCGGCTCCAGAACCCAATCACGCCTGGTGGTTCCTTGCTTTTTTAGCTTCTCTCGGCGGATCCTTTGCCGTTCTGCGGGTGTCAGTGCCATCACTTAGTCTCCTGTGATACTGCCGCTGCCGGCATGCATTTTCTGGTGGTGATCATCGCAAAATATCCTCAATCCTAATCAGGCCCTTTCCGCTCAAATAGGACATAGCATCATCGGGCAATTTACTGTCTGGTTTAGCGTGTCTGAGGGAGTAGGCTAAGCGTTTAACCAGCATTGTCAGTTCGGCTACTTGCTGGACATCCTTTGCAGGTGGAACGGTATACACAGGCTCACCCAACGCGATTAAGCGCGAGGATCGAAACGTATAAACAAACTCCTCTGAAAGTGATAAAGGGCCGCCGTAGTCGACGATACCAGCCGCAGAAGTATCAACGGCCAGCGATGCGAGTTTCCATTTCAGAACCTGCAGAATTTTCGCGTCATCATCGTCCAGTCCAAAGGGAATATCGTCGCAGTTAGTTTCAAATTCAGCGATGGTCTTCTGCAGCCATTCTTTGGTGATAGTGATCATGGGTTACTCCATTCATCTTCAATCGCTACGCCAAGGCGATGCAGCCAGTCCGCCAGTTTCAACATTGATTCCCTGTCGCTTAGTCCGCTGGGAAAATCGTCCAATGCGACAACAGGCTTGAATGCTCCATAACGGTCGCGCTCAACGGTGACGTATTGCTCTAGGGTTGTTTTGCTAACGCTGGATGTATGCCTGACGAGATACTTTGAAAGTCGCTCCCTCTCATTCGGGTCATATTTGTACTCAACAAGCGTCATGCTACAGCGCCGGGATTCGATGCCGAGTAAGTCGAGCAAGTTAGCCATGCTCACTCTCCTTTCGTGGTACCGGCAGTAACTTCTATTTCACGCGCCAGGTCATAAAGATGTTCGGTGTTATAAGTCGAGCTTCCACCAATCGGTCGCGGATTCTCGGCTAAATATCGCAGTGCAGCTGGAACCGTCTTGTCACAATGGTTAATCCATGTCGGCTTGCGACCCAGTTCAGCAATCCGCTTCTCTGCGTCTTTCAGTTTTTTCCGTGATTCAATGACCTCGCGAATGATGCTTACAACGTCAGTACATTCCTGAGCATATTCATGATCGTTAATCTCAATGGCGTCTTGTCCTGCGCCATAGAAGTCCTGCAAGCGAAAAAGTAATTGACCATCGGTTAGTGTGTCGGAACTTTCTTCTGCGCCAGTTCTGCCAGTGATGATGCCTTTGCTATACATATCCATCAGCAAGGCAAACTGAGAACGCGCTGACACGATAAACATGTAGCGAACGCTATTGGCAAACATGTTGGTGTCTTCATCGTGCAGCAGCTCCTCGACGTCATTACCCCCTGTGTTTTGAAACAACGGCAGGAACTGACGCATCCACTCAGGGACCGCATACATTTCTTTAGGGGATTTACTCATCGCTGCTACCTCTTAAATATGCAGCCTTCATTTCTCTATAGAGTTCACGGGCCTTACCGCAGGCGTAAAGTTCAACCCACCGTTCCCAATTGGTTGTTACCGCCAGCCACTCATGCCCACGGTGAGACATCTCTGGTATCTTGCCGCCGAACTCAGGCACTGCCTCTATCAGGCGAATGCAGCGCCCAAGATCATCTGGGTCATGGGGATAAGCCACCTCTGGCTGCTTGCGTCCCTGCCAGTAACCAAACTGGCCGTGACTCAAGCACCATGCCAAATAGAGGCTGCTGCTGCCGGTGTCGTCGCTATTCAACCATGCTTCCAACCCCATACCTGCAGAAGCGGCAACCAGTTCACGGGAATACTCAGCACAGATATCGTTGGCTGCTTTGATGACTATGTTCATCCGTCCATCTGCGGGTAAATCGGGAATTTGTCGGTTAAGTTCTTTGGTGATGGCTGTCACCAGTGCGATTTGATTGAGTCTGTTCATTCATCTTACTCTTCGACGTTTCGAGAGGCTGTATACAGGTCGCGGTGGCGTTCGTTGCGATCGGACCAGACATTCCTGGCTGCTGCTTCGAGCTGCTCTACATCTGAATCTTCGTAGGCGTGGCCTCCTACTTCTTCACCCTGTGCGCCGCATTCATGGCAAAAGACATACGAACCTACGTACAGGCCATCATCGCCATAATTCACGGGCTGATATAAAGGGGAATAGCCTTTGTCATTCAGGTAATGGGTGAACAACGATGGTGGCCCATAACAGAACGGGCAGGGTGGCAGGTCTTTCTCGACAGAGCTTTCAATCTGAGGAACGGGAGCGCAGACTTTTTGCAGTACGGCCAGAACCATTTTGCAGTCGGCCAGAGCGCGGTGTGCTCCTTCCAGCAATACACCGTGTCGGGCAGCTGCGATTGTCAGGCTCTGGCGCTTGAAAGCCTGGTGCTTCGCATCGTACTCTCCGTACCACGTGTCGTAGACTGCTTTAGCGTCAATATGGCTCGTGTGAATACGGGAAACCATTGCGGTCACGTAATAAGCATTTTTATTTAAAAAAATCGTGTTCAAGCAGGTCTGTTCCAGCATGCGAGCATCGAAACCAGAATTCCAGGCCAGCCATTTGTGTTTACTGATGATCGCCAGCACCTTCGGGAACACATCACACCACGCTGGTGCACTGGCGACCATTTCGTTTGTGATGTGGTTTATTTCGGTTACTTCAGGAGGGATCGGTTTGGTCGGTTTAACCAAAGTGTCCAGCAAAACTTCTCCGCGCATATTGATGATCGCAATTTCGATAATCTCAGCATATTCGCCCAGCCCTGTTGTTTCCGTGTCAATGACAACATAATCGCTCTTAAGCCATTTATGCATAATCATCGCTAAAATCGTTTTTTGGATATTTACCATTGTTACTCCCATATTCTTTGTTGAAAGGTTTTGGATGGCTTAGGCTCTTGCTTTAATTCAGGTAGCGTAACGTAAACATAATAAGTTCCATCTAAATTCATGGATTCTGCGATAACTACTTCATGACCTTTTTTCTTATAAAGGTCAGAAATATTTTCCGCATCAGTGCGCGACATGGGGCCTTGCTTAAATGGAGTATTCTTCATTATCTCGTGCGACCGAGGTCGCACCCTCTTTGATTTCCAGATAACGTTTGAGCCAGATATTTTCTATATGCTTGTTGCCTGGTTGATTTGATAAATACCATTCAGTAATTACGGATTGCCTGTTACTGTCAGGAAGAGTCCGATAGCCGCATGTCGGGCACCAGATGATGTACTCGTTACGGAGGCCAGAGTACCGGAGTACAGGCTTATCTGGTTTCCTGAGCATAACCTGCTGACACAGGCAGGTCGGCACTTCTTGCACGATGGCTTTCGATGATTTCACAGCGCTTCTCCGCCGCATTTAATAACGCGGTATCGTTAAGATGCATGCATCGTGATTTCAGTAATAACCAGCGTTTTTTATAATCCTTACGCCAGCTTTCGACGGATACACCCACTAAAGAACTTATGTGTTCGTCTCGCTCCATTCCATCAATATCCGAATCATGCAGTTCGTGAAATATTTCACATTTAACTTGCTGTATTCCGTAGTAAGTTAATCTCTGCATAATTTTTTTTGTTGGGGCTTTCATTTTTTTAAAGCCCGCTCTGGAATGCGCAATTAAAAAATCCATCCACAGCCACTGGCAAACAGTTACATCATTCTTATAATTTGGTTTGCATCCATAGCAATAATGCAACCATGCAGTTTCTTCACTGTTTAACTGCTCAATGGCACGTCGCCAGCTGGCGGTCATGAAATCTAATTCAGTCAGCAGCATTGAAGACCGTTTGAAGGATTTACCAACGTGATAACGAACGGGTTCGGCAGGCACAGAGATTTCATAAGATTCCGTATCGCCGATGCAGATCGTTCTGGTTGGTTTGTCAGTGAAACGGTCAGAGCTTGCGAGACGCAGCTGCTCCAGCTGGACCTCAAGGATGCCGCGCTGGAGATAATGAATATCTGACAGAGCCGTAGATACACAGGCCCGAATGCTATTTAGTTCCACTGTTATGCCCTTCCTTACCCATGCGCTGAGAGGTGAAATCACTCTTTAATTTGTACGCGGTACGGACCTCTATATCGCTTTGTCGTAGAGGTGGAATCTCCCCAGCTTGCAGCCATTGATAGACTGCGCCGGGTGTCACGCCCACGCCAACCGCTGCTTTTTCCACATCGCCGAAATGGCGCACAAGTTCTTCGGGTTTCATGGGGATTATTATAATCAATAAGTGAAAATTAAAGCTAGGTATAATTTATAAAAATTATAGCCAGCTATAAAGAGATCATTTATGATTAAGGGTATGAAAACACGAGGCGAACGACTGAAAGCACGCCGTTTAGAGCTGAAACTGACGCTGAAGCAAGTGGCAGAAGCTGTAGGAATCTCTCTTCCGGGCGTCCAAAACTTAGAACGTGGCGACGTGATGCCGTCGCTGGAGATCGGGCTATCGCTGGCAAAATGCCTGCGTAAGCCCGTGCAATGGATACTGTATGGCACTGAATCTGATCCAGACCGCGTTCCTGTTATTGGTACGACAGAGACCGGACCGGATAGAGACTGGCAGCCTGGAGAACCTGCCAACACAGAGCGATTCCTGCCGTTCGTGAGTCAACGGAACACCGTTTACGCACTGACGGTCGGGAACCAGATTCAGCGAAACTACCAGCCGGGAGACGTTATCCTGGTCGATTCTTCACTTACGCTTGTACCGGGTGAGGATGTACTGGTTTGTGATAATAACGGCGAGATCACAATTCAACGATTAGCCCGTTATGACGAGCAGCATTACTACCTTGATAGTGCTAACTCTCAACGGGTTATCCATGATAAAAGTGATCTTCAATTTGTGCACCAAGTAGTCGGTACGATCAAATCGTTCATGGTTGAGGGTAGATGATACAATAACAGGGTTTATTGCTGACTATAATTCTGGTTTAATCCGATCTATACTTTGTCGGGGTTGAACCAGACCGTAGCAGCCGAAAAAAGACGAAAAAAAACCCGAGTCGGCAAACTCGGGCCTTTTTCAGGAAGTAGCCACGATAACGCAGATACGTCCTTCAGAAAGATAGTGCGTTTATTGTGGCTGCTCCTGCGGATTTTTTCAACCCGAAAAAATGCTAATTCGCATGGAAAGGCTAAAAAATGACCTTACAAGAATTCTACGCGGAGCGCTTTGGCAGCGATCCGTTTTCACTGCTTGACGCGGCACGTGATGAGCTGACTGAGCTGGCGAAGATGGCCGGTATCAACTGGCCTGCGTGTGCTGATAAGATTCAGCTCAATCCGCGCGGTGGTGTAGAGCGCTATACCACCTACAATAATTCCTCCCCGGAAGCTCTGCAGAAGAGCCTTAAAGGCCGTGTGGAAATCTATTCACGCCTTGAGCAGAGCAAGGATGGCATCAGTTATCCTTTCGTTAACTTCGTTGAAAAAGCGCATGACGCTGGCTCCTGGAGTGGCTTTTCATTCCTGTTTTCGGAGTATCGCCGTGAACAGCAACGGAATGGTGCGACCGTGGTCGCTCAGCCGGAAGAAGAACGTGCACGCATGGAGCGCCAGGCTGAAGCACGCCGCCTCCGAGCTGAACAACAACGCGTTAATGATTTAAAAAACAATCAGATGGAGCAGGAACGCCTGCTTGGATGGTTGGCTTTCCATCGCGCCTGGGAACATTCGCCAGCTGAAGATGGCTCCTGGCCTTATGCGGTAAAAAAGGGAATTCGTGACGTATTTGGCGCTTGTGATATACGTCGCGTGACCAGTCACGACAGTGCGAAATGGAGCCGTGGACCAACAACTTACATGGCGATACCTCTGTCCCACCTGGACGGAAGAAAAGACGGGCGGATTGTTGGCTGGCAACGTATCGATCTGAATGGTGGCAAGTTCCAGACCAGCGCCATCACTAACGGTGATTTCGTCGGTGCATGCTTTGTTATTGGCGACCTGCAGGGGGCGCAAAAAATTGCGACTGCAGAGGGTTTCGCCACCGGGGCATCCATCTGGCTGGCGACCAGAAACGACCCGAAAAAACGCTTTGACGCGGTAGTCATTGCGGTTTCCGCTAACAACATGATTCACGTTGTCGAGCAGCTGGTGAACATGTACCCGGCTGCGCAAATCACTTGCGCTCTCGATAACGACCGCAAATCCTCAGCTGAAGGAAAAGGCAACACAGGCCTCCGCACCGGATTCGACATCATGGAGAAGTTTTCCGGCGTCAAATGTGTTTACCCAACTTTTGAGGATGACCCTGAGCTGGAATGCAGCGATTTTAACGACCTGCACAGCCTGAGAGGGCTGAAGGAAGTCGCTCGCCAGTTAACGAGAAATCATCTGAGCCGTGCAACCGACCTGTTGTCGATCACGCTGAATAAGCTGCGTACTCTCCCGCGTCTGAACAGACGCACTTTTGCCAAAGAACTGCTTCGCGCCGTTGATATTGGCATGCTGACATGCCCGGTACCAAACAGCCCGAAAGAACTTATGCGCCTTTTCAGCAGCACGCTGCGGGATATGGGTATCGCAGAAATTTATAACGGTACCGTTAAAGATCACATTACGCGCCGGTTGAATCGCAAATGCCGTGCCGCGCAAACATCACGTTCGTTCAGTGAACGCATCACCAACCCGAACCTTCGCCCGTCACACATCACTTACAAACGGTTTGAAACCTCCAGGATGACCGATGAGGTGATGACATACGCCGCACAGCTGCAGGGCATCGTTATTGTCCGCGCCGGGATGGGGTCGGGTAAATCGACAGGCCTCCTGCGTCCACTGATGCTGCAGTCCACGCGTGGCGTTTCCGTCGCGCACCGCGTATCCCTGATAGGCGGCCTGCATGAAATGATGACCGAAGGGAAAGGCGCGAAAGCCGACATTCTGCATTATCAGGATCCCGGCTATCAGGAAATGGCGCCATATGCCAACAAGCTGACTATTTGCATCAACTCCATACTTAAAGGCTGCTGGCAACCGCTGATGCGCCAGCATGACTTCTTCGGCTTCGATGAAGCAACACAGGGCCTGCGTGCCATTCTGGCCGGGCGTGCGATGGAAAACCCGGTAGGCGTATTCAACACGCTTATCGACGCGCTGGCGCGTACTGAAGAGCATGCCATTATGGTGGATGCCGATGCCAACGATCTGCTTGTTGACCTGGCTGAACTGGCGATGAAGCGACGCGAGGAGCTGGGCCTACCTGCCTGGCTGCAAATTCACGTGATTGAACTCCCGGTCGACGTTCGCAACCGCGAAACCAACAAGCCTATCCGCGTATTTTATACCGAGAAAAATCGGATCATGACCGAGGTTATCGCTGCAGTGCAACGCGGCGAACGAATCATGCTGGCCACCGACAGTTCGACGTTCGCCGAAGACGTTACCATGCAGCTGAGACTACAGTTCCCTGACAAAAAGTTTCTCTGCGTTAACCAGAAAAACAAACAGGAGAAGGAAGTCGACGATTTCACCAACCAGCCTAAAGTGATGGTGAAAAAATATGACGGCCTCATCTACAGCCCGTCGATATCTTCAGGTGTATCGATTGAGGAGAAACACTTCCACCGCCATTTCGGCATGTTCTGCGGCGAAGTGGTCCCCAGCGACGCCATCCAGATGCTGCGCCGCGACCGTACAGCTCAGGAATACATTATCGGTTTCGACAAGCTTCGCGGTAAACGTGAAACCGATCCGGAAAAAATCAAACGCGCCTACGCGCAGGCCTTGCTCGAAACGGCTGGCCACTCCGGGCTGCTGACAGACGTTGTCTTTGACGGTGACCGAATTTCACTCGGCGTGGCTAACTCTTCATTCATGCAGCTCAAAATTAAAGCCGCCGCGCTCGAGGCATCGGCCAGAAATGATTATGCCAGCAACATGATTTGCATCATGCATGATGATGGCTATCAGGTCGCGCCTATGGCCACCGACGCGCTTGCAAACAGCATCGGTAAGGATTTACGTAAAGAAGCCCGTGAACTGGTCTTTGAGCAGCTTATGGAGCGCCACCTGAGTGTCGATACTCCTGACCAGGCCGAACACGATGAGTTGATAAAAAAACGCACCCTGTCCCTGGATGAGCAGGCCCAGCTGGTCCGCTGGGACATCGAAAAGGAGCTGCAGCTGGATGTCGACGAGGTGGCGTTAAAATTCTATTTCGACGGCGGCCTGAAAAAAGTGCGCCTGTTTGAAACCATGCAGCTGGATGAGATAACCGCCCGTCGCCTTGACCGTGAAGAAGCGTTGATTCACTTTACCTACGCTTATCGCGTTGCCGGAAGATGGCAGCAGTTCGTCACTACGGCCATGACGCGGGAACAGGCCGACGCAGAGTTCCAGGCTAAATTCCCGGCCATAACCGATTACCGAGTGAAATCGACCCCTGCTGTTGAGATAGGCATGCGTGGTTTCTACACCCTCAAATCGGCGACGCTGCAGCAGTACTTCCGCGACTGCGGTATCGATCCAAAAACCCTGGAAGGTGAAGCAGACATGGACGCCCTCAAACGCGCCAGAGATAACCTGCTCACGCCGGAACGGCGCGATCTGCTAAACAACGTTTTACGCATCGGCGGCTTCAACACAGAGAAAGGCAAGAAGAAAGCGCCTGCAGACCTCTGCATAGGCATCCTGGAGTCTATGGGGCTATCCAGTAAGACCAGACGCGCCAGAGACGGCGATGCACGCCCCACGATGCGTTCCATTGACCCGGACTCGGTCGAGTTCCTCATGAATATCGTGGAGAAGCGCCGCGAGGCCGGTTTATCAATTCACGCACGTAAGGTGGAAAAAACCACCATCGAAGTGGATCGCGATTTGGATCTAAATATAGATATACATGGTAACCCTCGATCCAAAACAGAGCACGTTCCGGACGCCCCACAATCAGTAATTATCCAGGCACTGGAGGCTATCCCGGTGGCGGTACCGGAGGCGTGGGCGGAGAACGCGTTGCCAGCAACCGAAATGGAGGCGGTACGCCTGTGGCCAGTGGCCAGCATCGCGAGAACGTTCGCCTCGCTGTACATGACCGAATTTATGGACCTGCTATCAGTACGCGAAATAAGGCTGCTGAAAGCGTTTCTAAGCCAGCGGCAAGCCGTGGCGATATAACCGGAGGGGTAATGGGAAAACAACGGGAATGCCTTGTCATCGTGGAGGGCTACGACCCTTATGTGGTCAAGGTCAGCCACGACGCGACAAGCTATAGCGATTATAAAACTGGCCGGGAACTTCCATTCACGATCATTCGGATGAACGGGTTCTCAGATAGTGAGGGAGTTTATTGCTGCATTGCCAGCGATAAGAGCATGGAAGACCACACAGACGAAGCCAGGGCGCTTCTAAAAGCCTATAAGGTGAAGCCACTATGACGTCGACACCAGAGTTCCTGAAGCAACTGGATTACGAACAGCTGAAGTACTGTCGCGAGCTGTGCGATAACCGCATCCGGGCTATTGAGGCCGAAGAGAAAAAGATGGCCTGGGCAGTTACTGATGGTGGCATTAACTACGGCTGGTTCCGTACAGAAGACTACATGAAGGCGGTAGAATGCCTGGTTGCTACAGCTGCAGAACGGTGGGAAGAATCGGATAAGGCTGACCCATCTGGACGTGGTTGGCTTGACCTTTCAATCCGTGGAAGCCGCCTGCCGGTGTCCGAGTATGAAGCTTTATTTGCTGATGGCCAGTGGGGGTGAATAGTGGCGCATGATCTACAAAAAATGATGGATGGTGAGCTGGTCCGCTTACAACTTGAGATTAAGAAAGAACAGGAGAGGCGTTTAGCCGAAAAGATGATTCCTGTTTTTGGTGTGTGGCAATCACCTATTAATCAATATGAATTTGCTGATCCAGAGCAGGCAATTTCTTGTGCCGCAGGGCTATTGGATAAGGTTCTTCGTGAGGTCAAGGACGATCTTTCCAAAGAAGGTGGATTACAGGGATGGAACGGCAATTTGCTACGCATCTACGTACAGCATGTGAACGAGAGCGATTTTGCAGTTCTACAGCCTTATTTAAAGGACAAATAATCATGATTTATCGCAGAGGATGGGTGCCTGTTTTGTGGAGGAATGAGCTGGAAAAGCGGCTCAAAGAAGAAGGGTTCGAAAACTGGAAGCAGATAAGTAACTTTCTTTGTGGTGAAGAGGATTGCTACTCGGAAGCAGCAAAAACGCCAGGACAATACGCTTACCAGGTCGTCGACAATACCGAATGGATGGAACGTCGTGATGCGACGTTCTGGCAGCGTCTGAACCGTTTGTGGTTCGTTCCGCTGTACCTGCTGACTATTCCGTTCCAGTGGCTCATTCGTGGCCGTATGGGGTTTGAGACAACATCTAAGGTGGCTGCGGTCATCAATAAGATTACCGGACTCCAATAACTGATCAGGTTCTGATCAGTCAGTAAAGCAAACTATAAAAACACCTGTGCACGTGACTGGTCACGGGGTAAAATATCCACCTAAATTATTGACGTGCGTTCTGCTTTGGCGGTAGAGTTACCCCGCTGCAGCAAAATCTGCAGCCGGGCCTCTCAACCCCGAATGACAAGAAGCGCACAACACGCGCCAGCGTGTTTTTTTGTGTGTTAAATCTGCGCATACCTGAATTATGGTGGCTCAGATGGGGCCAACTTCGGTTGGGCCGGTTTCTTCTTGTACCGGTGTTGAGAACCCTGTCTGGGCTACCACCCCTATAGAGATTCTCAACTCTGGTGGTAGCACCCTATACAAGATAGGAATGCATACCATGTTCAAATTCAAATTTGCAGCTGTCGTCCGCACGGACAAAAAATCCCATATCCACCGCCTTTCCACCATTGCATCATCCGAGCGAGAAGCTCGTCGCCAGTTCGCCAGCCGTTTTGTCCTCGTTCTGTCAGCCCGTATCCCGGTCAGCGAGGTGATCGCATGAACCAGATTCAGTTAAACGCCCAGGGCCTGCTGGAGACGATTGAGGAACGCCTGCTGCAGGTTGAAGCGCTTGTGGGCTCTGCTCACCGCACTATCTCCAGTTATGAGGCCACGCTGTATTTGCAGGAAGCTGCGGAACTTCTGCAGGTCGCGCGCGAACTCACGCAGGAAGCTCGCGGCTGCTCCCTGTCCCTTTCTGAGCAGCTGAAATCCGGGGAGGCGCAATGAAGGCTCTCTCCGTCTTTTCATTTCAGGAAAGCCACCCTATACGGGTGGTTCTTGTCGGTGGTGACCCGTGGTTTGTGGCGCTGGATATCTGTGCTGCATTGAATATAGCCAACCCTTCTGATGCATTGCGTAAGCTGGATCATGATGAAAAATTGACCCTCGGTTTAACCGAGGCACAAAAACTTGATCGGATGGCCAGGGAAGTAAATGTGGTATCGGAATCTGGTCTCTACACCATAATCCTCCGCTGCCGCGACGCGGTGAAACAGGGGACGACAGCCTGGCGGTTCCGCAAGTGGGTGACGAACGAGGTTCTGCCAGCTATCCGGAAAAACGGCGAGTATGCTTTTGTCGAGCCTGAGCCTAAGAACGCCGGTGAACCACTGGACTGGCGGCAGAAAGAAGAACTTCGGGGCCTGATAAACGACATAGCACAAAGTTTTCAGTACCGTAACGCATGGGTTAGCGGCGTCTGGATGGCTCTCCGCCGCGCCTGCAGGAACCCATCACCGAACCCAATAACCGTGGATGATCTCCCGGCAATCATCGCCGAGCTGCGCCGGATATTAACGGCTGCAGAAACGGCTCTGGGCAACATGCGTGTCTACGAACGGGAGCTGCTGCGCGATGTAGTTCGTGGCGGTCGCCGGAGTATGTCTTGTGGAGAGCTGCCGATCACCGATATTGATACGGAACTGGAGAAGGTGCTGCCAGCACATTTTGAGCTGGCCATTGAAAAGCTGGAAACGCTATCCACGAAACTAACATCGCCAGCGATTGCAGAAAAATAGGGTTGGCCAGCCCGAATTTAAGCCCCGCTTTACGCGGGGAAGTCCCTGCAGTCGGGACGGCGATGTCCGTAGTTGCAGCTGCAGTTTCCGCCTAATCCTTCCGTCCCTTGCAGGGGATGGGTAGGGACAGGCCTCAATAAAAAAGCCACCGATTAACACCGGTGGCTTTTCTTTTAGCTGTAGTACGTTTCCCATGCGGATCGCATTGCGGCCATAGGGCTATCGGCGGGGCCGGACCAGGCATAATGCTTTCCATCGTATTCAAACTCTATCTTGTACGTTCCGTCCCCGTTATTTTTTGCAGGCTTGAAGACGGGTTTTAGAGCAGTTGGCTGATGTTCTTCTGGCCCTTCCTCTTCGGTTGGTTCATCGCCGCCACCCTCGTCGAGCTCAATTTCATCTTCATCCAGCTCGTCGTCTTGGGACTCATCATCCGGTTCGTCGATGGTCTCAACGGATTCTTCATCAGGCAGGACGATTGCAGGTGTCTCTATCTTCAGCTGCCACTGCCCGTTCTCGCCAACGAACTGCCCCAATGCATCAGCGGCAAACTCCAGGTACCGGCTAATCATCGTCGGGCTAAATTTAAAGGCCCGGAGAGTGCTGTTGGTTATTTTTGCTGATGGGTCCTGCTCCACCAGCTGCTTAACGGTTTCATGGAGACGGACGCCAGCGTCACCTCTGGCAAAGCCTGGCATTTCATCGTCCAGTTTCTGCAGAGCCACCAGCCTGGTGTTTTCATCCCCAACTTCAGGTCGCCAGGTTCTGGAGAAGTTGGCCAGCTTGAACTGCTTATAGTGCAGCTGGGTGTTCTCATCGTCGTGTCCGAGAATCTCCATGAAGAACACATCCTCGTCGACGTTTTTCCACCGTGGATCGACGCGGAAGAACATCTCATAAGCGATGCGAGCGTAAATAGCGCGGCTATCTTTATAAACACGACGGTCATCGCCGAAAAATGATTTAACCCAAGGGTTAAATGCTTTTGCTAAAATAGCATTTATCCTGCCGTTCTCAGACCTTGTATCATCCTTTCCATATCCTTTAACAACCTCATCGAAATCAGATGCAGCAGAGCAAGAACGCAATTCTGTTAATAATTCAACGAATAATTTTGCTTCGCATAAAGTATAAATCGTTCTGGTTACGCTTTTATCTTCAGAGCGTTTTTTAGCTTGCCCTGAGAAATTAACCGTATACTTTCCTGAAACGGCAAATTCACCCTGAAACATTATCTCAATCATTCTTCGCCCTGATACCGCAGCCAGAGCAAAGGCCAAAGGTGCCATTCCAGAACGAGTGTTTAAACTAAATAAAGTCGCAGGATTATTCAAAATATCATAGATAGACTGCATGTATGTTGGGTAGTCAATAACCACAACATTACGCTTCTTCTCGCGCAGAACATCGGCCCATCGTTGCTGTATAGATGTACGCTCCGCAGGGCTTAGCTGCAGATGGTACAGAACCTCATGGTTGACCTTGAGCTGGTGTAGTTCTTCTAACAACGCAGAGCCTTGTTGGAATAACTTATAAAGATAGTCACGGCGCTCCTTCCAATCATCACTGTTTAAATCACTAAGAGCAAAACTCCAATCTGGATATTTTTTTATTAGTCTTGCTATTTTTGCATCACTGCCTTTAGAGCCTATTCTTACATTTGATAACTCTTCGGCAAGCGGCATTATTTCTTTCAATTTAGATTGTAACGATGACATGTGCTGGCGAATATTAGCCGTAGGCATAGAAAGCCATGAAGATAATTCTTCGCTGTAAAGAGGATACTTTTCCGATAATTTATTAATATTTTTATCAAAGCTATGATGTAATTTATCATCAAACCGCTTTCTTGCCCTGCTCATATAGGCGTTAAAAGTATTCGCGGTTATTCTTTTCTGCAATCCTTTCCCACGGAACTTTCTTTTATCATTAAATAACGCGTTCTTATACCGTGCGGCTGCGGCTTTAATTCTCTTCGTTTTGTCGCCTTGTGGGCGGTCTGAGGCATCAATTGCCTCTACCTCATTCACAAGCGTGTTGATCAACTCACCGATTTTTACCTTGCTCATCCCGGTTCCCCCGTTTCTAAGTCTCTGGATATCGTAACACAATCAAAGAACAAGTGACGATTAATTATGCTGCTTTCGTCACACTATAAGAGAACATAATAGCAGAATAACAAAGGAACACAACACCGGAATAGATACATATTGTTCTGCGCTTATGTTCTCCTTATCAGCACACAATAGTCCATTATACGCGCGTATAATGGGCAATTGTGTGCTGATATGTTCCGTAATTGAGATATGATATAGTGCATATGTTCCGAATTATTGATACATTAATGTTGCATTCCTATGTTGTGTTCTGTTATGGTGTTCTTAGATAGTGGGGGATGTCACATGGATTGATGTTCTTTGATTGTGTTTCAATATAGAGACGGAAGAGATAGAGATGCCTCAAAGTGTATAAACAGCGTGAAAATCAGCATGTTCGCTTAACTTTTGATAGCAATTGGTATGATTTATTATCATTTAAAATCATTAAGTTAGGTTTTAAATATACCAACGTAAGTAATACCGTTGCGCTTAGATGAAGCTAAATAGCTTCTGTAGCGCATCAAAAAATTGATTTGAACCTTAACTTTGCGTTTTCTAAGTCACTTTGCTTTTTTTATGTTGCTTTGCTTTAAAAACGTAAAGTATGATGAAAAACACAAAGATAAGGGCATGTTTGAGAGGAAACAGGATGTCGTTAATTAATTTGCTGAAAGACTGTATCAATCGCGGTCAGGAAATGACGCGCGCTATTGCCATCGCACAGTTCGGCGATGACAGCCCGGAAGCGCGTCGTATTACTCGCCGCTGGGGTATAACAGAAGTTGCAGACCTGATCGGCGTAACACCGCAGGCTATCAGAGACGCGGAAAAAGCTGGTCGTCTACCGGCTCCTGATTTTGAGATGAGGGGCCGAGTAGAACGTCGCGCTGGCTACACAATTGACCAAATTAGCCATATGCGGAGTGTGTTTGGTAACCCAAACCAAAGACCTGACGATAAAAACCCGGTTGTACTTTCCGTTATGTCACACAAGGGAGGGGTTTATAAAACCTCATCTGCAGTACACCAGGCGCAATGGTTAGCCTTGCAAGGGCACCGCGTCCTACTCGTTGAAGGGAACGACCCGCAAGGGACTGCATCTATGTACCACGGTTACGTTCCTGATTTGCACATTCACGCAGACGATACACTGCTTCCATTTTACCTGGGTAAACGCGACAACGCTGAATATGCGATAAAACCAACATGCTGGCCGGGTCTCGACATAATCCCCAGCTGCCTGGCCCTTCACCGCATTGAAACAGATCTGATGCAGTACCATTCCGAGGGGAAGCTACCTCATCCCCCTCATCTGATGCTTCGTGCTGCTATCGAGTCTGTATGGGATAACTACGACATTATCGTCATAGACAGCGCGCCAAACTTGGGTACGGGAACTATTAACGTTGTCTGTGCTGCTGACGTCATCGTGGTAGCAACCCCTGCAGAGCTGTTCGACTATGCATCAGTTCTTCAGTTTTTCACCATGCTGCTCGACCTGCTTGAAACCGTCGATTTGGGCGGCTTTGAACCTGTCGTCCGCCTGCTCCTGACCAAATACAGCCTTACTAACGGCAATCAGTCCCGGTGGATGGAGGAGCAGATTCGAAATACCTGGGGAGCTATGGTCTTGCGACAGGTCGTGCGGGTCACTGATGAAGTTGGTAAAGGCCAGATCAAGATGCGCACCGTATTTGAGCAAGCAGCAAATCAACGCTCAACGCTTAATGCCTGGCGAAATGCAGTGGAAATCTGGGAGCCAGTCTGCAAAGAAATTTTCGAAGATCTAATCAAACCTCGTTGGGAGGACTAACTATGAAGAATCGCTCTATATTAAAAAATGCGCCCAACATCGAAACGTTCATGAGCAATAACCATAATGCGCCGCAAAAAGCGCCATCGGTTTCGCCGATGGTTGGCGACTTACAGAGCAAATTAAGTTCGTTGTCCGGGAATAGCATTACGCTACCGGTTTGCGGCCGCAACGTGACTTTTAAGCTGGAAACCATTCCTGCTGATAAAGTCGAAAAGGCCACAATGGTTTGGCTCGGTAATGAACGTGATCAGGAATTGCTGAACGAATCAGCGCTGGCCGACCTTATCCCTTCATTCCTCACTTCAGGACAGCAGAACCCCGCGTTCGCCAGAAGGACGTCAGGCATTATCGAAATTGCCGATGGCTCACGCCGCCGCAAAACAGCCATCATCACTGGTAGCGATTATCGGGTTCTCGTTGGAGAGCTGGATGATGAACAAATGCAGCAGTTGTCACAGTTGGGTAACGACTATCGGCCAACCAGTGCATACGAACGCGGGAAACGGTACTTGCGCCGACTGAAAGAATTTGATGGTAACGTTAAAGCCCTGGCTGAAGCAGAGGGCATCGACCGTAATATCGTGAACCGCTGCATGAATACCGCCGGATTACCGAGGGAGATCCTGTCTATCTTCAAGCATCCGGGAGAGCTATCAGCTCGCGCTGGCGATGCTTTATCTAAAGTGTATAAGGGTAACGAGCAGACTATGCTCGATGGTGCGAAGCAGTTGCTTCGTATGAAGCAAGCTGGAGAGGATTTCGAGCCCGCAAGAATTATTCAGGCACTACAGGACTTTATTCTTGTCGATAAGGAAGAAATGCCCAAGACCGAGAAGAAATATGGTGAAGGTGTTGTAGCTAAATACAAGGGTAGTTTTGTCACTTTGAAAGTAGATAGCCGTAAAATACCCTCTAATTTAATAAAAAAAATAGAAGCGTTATTGGAGGCAGAATTAGGTGCAGCTGAGCAGGTTAATCGCGACCTCGATAAGTTGGAAAATATTATAAAAAATAAAGAGAAAAAATAGGGTCAATAAAAAAAGCCCCACATACGTGGGGCTTTTCGCTTTTTACAACACTGGACAATCATCAAATTCACCTGACCTCATGTCGTTAATGCTGTACGTGATCACGCCAAATATTGCATCCGGACTCGTTTCATCATCATATTTCGGTATCTCTTCTCTTCTTCCTGTTTGCAAATCCTCAAGATGAGGGGTTGGTGACTTACGGTACCGCTTTATCCTAAGTTCGCCATCCATCCGGCAAACAAGTAACGAGCCGTCACATGGTGTACGTGACGCATCAACAACCAGCAATGCACCGTACAGGATACCTTCTTGATAGTGAGTGGCACCGGCGCGCATGAAGTAGGTAGCCGATGGCCTAGTCAAGAGGAGCTTGTCCAGTGATATTCGTTCTTCAACGTAGTCCTGTGCCGGGCTCGGGAATCCCATAACTCTCACCATATAACTGTTTTTTTATACAGTAGTTTTATTTCAAAGTATATGCAAGTATCAGCCAGCGCGTAGCTGTTGAAAGGCTCGCAGTTTCGTTTCTAAGTTATTCTCACGATTCGAATTATGGCTTCTGTAAATTTTTTGGCAGTAGCTCTTTGTGAGCAGATTTAAGCCGCCACCCATTCTTGCATGCGATGGGCGGCGGTTTGCTTATAAAGAACCAGCAAAATGATTTCTAAGGTCAGCAAGTTCTTTCTGTGTAGCTTCCAGCTGTTTAATGACATAGTTCAGCGCCAGCGCGGTATCAAGCATGATGACGTTGTTATCCAGTGCTAGCGTATCGTCAGCATCAATCCGGTTACCTTCGCTATCAAATTTCGGTGTTGCCGGGACTAACTTTACATACTCGCTGTCGATCTTCATAACATCCTGAGCAATGATGCCACGACGGACTCTCTCACGAGGATCATCTTTGTAGACGTATGTAGTGGGCTGTAATTGTTTAATATTTTCGTATGACTGGTAACCATCATCGTATTTCACATTATGCTTCAGCGTGATATCACAGTTAGCTTGCTTGGAAAAAATATAGTTACCTGGAGCCGCGCCAGCTCCGGTTGTAACAATGTCGCCAGAAGTTGTCTGAAAGTAAAAAGTTCTCTGGCCAGCATTACCAGCATCGCATAATGTTGTCATAACTATATCAGCAAAGGACTGGGGCCCGGTTGCCAAAGAACCGAGTCCTGCTGTGGAGTAGTAACCACCAGAACAGTAACTATTCCATCTACCAAAGGGTACAAAACCACCGTTATTAGGCGAGGATAAATTCTCTCTATAGAATGAAATGTTTTTTGCCCAACCATTAAGAACACCCCACGCATCCCCCCGAAAATCTCCAGGAGCACCACAAGAAGATGCCTTAAATAGCTCATTAGGATAAAACATAAACGATGCGGATGATGAAACACCATCGTAAATATTCAACTGAACTCGGGATACATCCACCCCATCACCGCGAACAGCCCCCATTCGCCAATTACCTGAGTAATAATTTCCCGCAATAGAGTTCACATACGTGCCAACCGGACCATCGGAAGGGCTATTTACCAGAACAATGGTTTTGTCTCCGCCTGTTCCACTCTTGACACCAATAGAATCGCCTGGCGTTACCAATAAGGAACCCTGAACTAGTCCGCCAGTTTTCCCGTTCAATGTGCTTGTCTGGCTGATTACAGACGGCCATGACGGGCCGGTGAAGGTGGTGCCGTCTGGTAGCTTCACAGTTATGTTGCCTGCCGCGCTGAAGACCTGCTGCCAGTTCTGTTTGTCGTAATTCAGTCCCCGCAGCGCTTCAGCACTTTGCGCTACCAGCGCGGCAGTTACCATGTTCAGCGCCACGCGGGGAACAGCTGACCAAGCTGCCCCAGACTGTGTCGGCCCTGTAAAGTTGCTGACCAGTGTCAATTGGGCATTACTCTCTACCGATTTAACGGGCAGCGTATACGGAACGCCGCCCACAGTAGAGACAATGAAGTCACCTGCAGCAAGTTCAGTTGCGAATGAGGTTCCGGAACCGCCAACAATAGCGGACCCGTTTGTCAGGGTGATCGTTCCTGCTGACATATGCCCTCCTTTTGGGCAATAAAAAACCCTGCCGAAGCAGGGTTTGTAATTGGTTGCTGTTGTGCTGGGTGCCTCCCAGTGAACTCTCCAGCCAAAGAGTCCGCGGTCTCGTTTACGATCTCATCAGAGATAGCTCAGCTGTACGCCCATCCGCATAGGTGGATTCACAACAGCGACATAATGCTACCTTATAGCATTTTTAATAACAAATTTAGGTGCCACACGTGGTTGAAATAAAGTTATTTTTCCCAACCCACTGCCAATTGAACGGATAGCCAGCTCGATACATAGTCTGATTGTTTTGCTTACGAATGCTGTAAATTTGAACTTCTGTTTCCTGACCACCTATCAAAGCTGTGCCAGTACACACTGGAGACTGCTTTTCGAGCATACCTGAGCATCCAGAAAGTAATAACGAAAATCCAATGGCAATAATGGTTTTTCCCATTTTTGAAAATTCCCCGTAAATATAAGTTTATAAACAATAACAGTATTACGATGCCAATAATAGCCAATAAGGTATATAGATATTCATTAATCAATCGATAATAACGATCAATTAATCGTATGCTGCGGTGTTGATGGCCGTCAAAGCTATTCCAGTCGTTGTCCCTCCCGCAGCAGAACCTGTAGCCGTTGTCGACGGCGCGGCATTAATTCTGGTTGATGAACCATTAAACCGACATCCTGAGTAAGCGGTGATATTCACAATAGTGGGTGGTTTAGTGTTATTGTTCTGGATTATCTGGGAGCCAAGAATAGCGGGTGCCACCGCATAACTACCAGGCAGAGTGACGTCAATATTAATTCCACCTGTCGTAGATCCAGGCGACCCAACAGTCACAAGGTCACTCAATATCCGACTTTCGTTTGTCAGAACCAACTTCCCAGTGGCATCCCAGATAGCAAATCCCCATTTTGGCAATGTCTGAGGATAAATAGCAAAGATGTAAGCCGTTAATGTATGTGCCTGTCCATAAGGACTGCTCGATCCAACAAGAATGTTTCCTCCTGACCGGGTTGCCCCGACTGTAGTGGGCTGGGCTGTATCACTCGTTTTGCAAAAAACCATCGCCGGATAAGAAGCATCCAGAGCTACCGTCGCAGAAGCACCGTGGTATGCCCCATTTGCCACTGAGTTAACCACTACCTTTCTGTATAGACAGAATGGTGTGGACTGTGGGGTAATAAAAGGATTTCCGTTTTCCAGAGCAATCAGCGCGCCATAATCTGCCATTAGGCTTTCTCCACATAAACTATGAGCTCACATTCAGATGCTGGATAGTTTCCAATCCCTACGCTGCTTGCCGCGGAAAGAGTTATCGTATTTCCGCTGGCGACGATACGTCGTCCCACAGAGACCGCCCCCTTATCCAGAGAAACGGCAAACCCAACCTTCATTCCTGCCGGAATGGCAAAAGACCAGCTTCCGGAATTTTGCCCCTCAGAAAGCGGGATGCGGCCTACCACTGAAACTGGCTTAATACCGTAATTGTTCGGGTTGCCATTGGCATCCCACGTCTGAATGCCCCACGTCATCAAAATACCCCCGTAATTTTACCAATCTGTACGCGGAGAACGCCGTTCGCGTCCCTGATGCTGTCCGTTACATTCGTAGTCTTTCTTGCGCCCTCCCCGTCGCTGCCGTAGTTTTCCCAGGTACCTCCTTTATCCAGTTTCCACCCGGACTGCCCGGCGACATAATTGTTGGACTGGATAAAATTACCGATTTTGGCATTCGTGATCGTGCCATCCTGGATAAACGCAGAGCTGATAAAGACCTGGCCATTAACCACCGCGAACGGCGAATACTGGGTATCACCACTGCCACTCATCAGCACGAACTGGTTAGCGTTGAAACCTACGCGGGTAACAATCGGCTGCCCTGCCTGCGCCAGAACGGCAATCGACATCCCTGCGTTATACATGATGCCGTTTATCCTCACGCCTGCTTTAAGGGTGTAGATCGCCGAAGCGCCGGAGGCATCGACCACGGCGGTAAGTTTGTCCTCCAGTGCCGCAGTGACGTCGCTTATCTGCGCCTGCACCTGAGTTGACATTTCGGCCATTGCCCTGTCAACTTCAGCAATAGTCGTTTTGACTACAAGAATATCGGCACGAACTTCTCCGTATTGCGCCCATTGATGCTCGACTGTTCCATGATTGGCCAGCGCGTTCTGCAGTATTCCCTCAATATTGGTATCTATATCACCGGTAAGACGCTCCCCGTCCTCCGCCTTCATAAAGTCGTCTGCAAGATCGCCAAGATAATCATCGGCATTATCGTTAGACATCCCCCTTATCCAGTCGGTATACCCGGACTCGTTACCCGTTCTGTCGACCAGCTGCGCGCGGTACCAGAACTCTTGCCCAGCCTTCAGTCCAAGCTGGATATATTCAGATGAGGGATATGGGACGTCGGTAAGCAGCAAAGGATCTGAAAAGTCGCTATTAGCTGTGTACTGGATTTCCGTTTTTAACGTATCGCCGGTGTTTGCCGGAAACCCCCAGTTCAGACGAATCCCCCAGTTAATGCCCGTGGCCGTGAATCCAACAGGCTTTGGCGGATTGCCCACTTTCCCCGTCAGCGTTTTCTCTTCTGAATAGCCCCATCCGGACGAAATTTCGGCGGCATTTATGGCACGCACACGAACCAGATAGCGTCCTGCGTAAATGCCCGGAACATCGAAGGATGTGGTGGAGCTGCGCGGCACATTCACCCAGTTCCCGTCATTACGACGCCACTGTGCCTCATAGGCAATTGCGTTTTTCGCCTGGTCCCAGCTGACGCGCATGGTCTCAACGCTGACATTCTGCTGAACCACCGAAAACGAGCTGATCACAATATTGGCTGGCGCAGACTGGTTACCTGGAGGAATAACGCTTATTGGTCGCTGGTCGATGATTGCGCCGGTATCAATACGGGCATACTTATCCGGATCGTGAAAAACACCCGAAATCGAAAACGTTCCATCATTATTATCAGCGACGCTAATAACGCGATATTGCTGCGCATAAAGCTCGTCGGATTCGACAATCCACACCGATTCTACTTCCGGCGTTTCGCTGTATGCCGTGGTCACGGTGACCGCCCGACCGTTTACGCTCTGTATCGTCCTGCTCTGCGATGCGCCAGACGGCAGGTTAACCATGAGGCGGCTTCCGGCTGCTGCTGCAGAATCACGATCTAGAGTAATGACGCGACCATTAACCGCTCTGATACGCCCTCCCATCACCTTCCCGGATAGCAGCTCATCGGCAACCGCAATAATATAACCGGGCTGTGGAATGTTGCCGTCCAGACCGACATTGAACGATACGACGCGATCCTTATTATTGGTCAGGATACCCCAGCGCCCCTTACGGTTTGCCTCTGACTGTCGGGTACAACCAATAGCTGTCATTTCGAGCTGGTTTGAACCAAAGCGGGACACGAGTTCCTGTTCAAATACAGGCTCCATCGCGTCTGCATAGGCGTTGCCCGGATCGGACCAGGAAACCAGTGCCGTGGTGTAGCGGGTTTTCGTGGTGCTGCCTGAATAGGTAAAACGGCCGTCAACCACATTAGCGCGCGTATAGCTGTAATCCACATCGCGGGGCATATCAGCCAGCGCAACGATTTGATCGCCGCCCCAGTACGTCATGCCACGGAATATGGCCGCAAAATCACGCAAAACGGTATAAGCGTCATTCCTCTCCTGCACATACACGTTACAGGTATAGCGAGGCTCGGTGCCGGAACCGCCTTTTCCGTCTGGTACCGGCTGATCGCAATATTGTGCAACCTGGTAAAGCGTCCATTTATCAATATTTGCTGCCGTCAGGCGGTCGCCAAGGCCAAAGCGGTCACTCACCACCAGATCGTAAAAAATCCAGGCCGGATTATCAGTCCATGCCCATTTAAACGTCCCCAGCCAGGTGCCGTTATAAGTGCGGGTTTCTGGGTCGTAAGTATCCGGTACGCGGATAACACGCCCTCGCGGTTCGCAGGATATTTGCGGGATAGAGCCGTTAAACTGGCTTGAGTCGAATTCGATGTACAGCAGCGCGGTATTTGGATAACGCAGTTTGGCGTCAATGACCTCTGTGTAGCTCTGCAGCGTCATCTTGTCGCCTATTTTCGCGCTATTGGCATCTGCCGTGAGCTTGCGAATGCGTACCGTCCATGTGCTTCCCGCCTGTGGTAAGTCGATACGGTGGCTGCGCTCGTAGCCGGATGTTGTTTTCCCGGTTACGCTGGTATTAAGCACCGTCTGCCAGGTGCCGCCATCGGTCTGCAGATCAATAGCGTAGTTAATCGAATAGCCAACCAGATCGCCGTCGTCCTCCTGTTTAAACAGCGATGGCCATTTGAGCCGCAGACGAACAGCTGACAGTTGGGTATTGGTAAAGGTGTGCGTCCAGGCGGTAGCGCTTGAAACTTCGGTACCGACGCTGATTTCATTCTCGGTACCGGGGATTCCCTGGATGTAGTTTTGAGCCTGAGTCCCCGGACGGAACTCCCACGCCACGCCGCTAAAGTTCTGCGACCCATCAGCGTTCTCAAGTGGTGTGCCATCAAGATAAATATCTTTAGCCGTTAGCTGCCCGGCAAATTCCCCCTCTCCCAGCGCAACAAGAATCTTGGCCTTCGCTACGGACTGGAGATCGTCTGGTTGTTCGGTAGGGGTGCGGGAACTGGAGCTGCCGCCCTTGCGGCCTCTAATCGGAGTAGATGTAGCCATATTGCGCCCATAAAAAAAGCCACCCGGAGGTGGCTGAAAGAAGGTTTTTATTTACTGCTGATCTTCGACATATATCCCGGCAGAAATAATCGCGCCGCCAATTCGCCGACGACCATAAAGAAGTGGTACCGGGTAGCCCTGCGCAGCGGTATTTGTGACCCCGCCAAACGCGTAGGAGGCGCGGTTATCAGAGCTTTGTTTGCTGGCCAGACCCGCTGGTTGAGGGGAAAGCATCTGGACAACGCCGCCCAGCATGACTGCGGCACCAAGTTTGTAGAAGAATGGTGAAGCCGCAGCCCAGGGCGTGAAATTAAGAACCACACCGACAGCAACCAGAACCGCACCTAAAATAGTCTGTAGTACACCCGCTTTTTTACTCCCGATAATGACCGGAACAATGCGGATAACATCGCCGGTGACCGGGAAGCCAAGGTCATCAACACCAATATTCTTTTTCCCTTTGAATACGGAATAAGTGAGCCCACGGCGCTGGCTGGAGATCATAAACTGCTCAAATCCCGGAACCGTCTTTGCCAGCGCAACACCCGCCTCGCTCACGCGGGAAATCAGGCGATGATGAACTTTGCCGAACGTTTTTCCGAGCACACCGCCAAGCTCAATACGGCTCATCACTTCCTGCATGCTTCATTACCCCTTACATCTTTATATCGAACGATTTTCATCGTGCGCTCCTGCCAGTAGCCACCATACGGCACGCGCTGGCTCAGATGCCCGTAAAGATGGTGCAGCAGCATGTTACCTTCCAGCAATATTCCGGCATGGTTCCACTTATCCGCCTGCACCTGCATGATGACGAGGTCCCCTTCCTGAGGCGGGCCGTCAAACTCCCTGAATCCGCACTCGTACCAGCAGTCCTGATAGAAGTTGTCCGGATAGCTGTTCTCCCACCAGGGATAGTCGACGCGGTAATCATGGAGTTCGATACCGTGGGTCTGCCGGAAATAGCTCATGACCAGCCCCCAGCAATCAAAGTGGCCAAGCACGAACGGGCGCTCCAGTAGCGGCAGTTCCCCGCGCGGCTGAATAGTGCGTAAATCCCCCTCCGGCCAGCTCACAATATGCCAGGGCAGCAGCGTTGCATCACATTGCGCTTTATCCAGTTCGCTCGGCTGTGTCGTGGCGTCAGGGTGGCTGTGAACAATGGCCACCACCGTCCCCCAGTCCTCGGCAGCTGCGTAGTCTTCAGGAGAAAGGTGAAAATGCTCTGTCGGCTCGGCTGAGAGGTTGCGGCAGGGGAAATAGCGCTCAACCCGGCTTTTCTGCGCTACCACGCCGCAGCACTCGCGCGGATATTCCGCAGCGGCGTGCGCCATGATGGCATCAATGGTTTTCTGGCGCATATCAGCTCCTGATAAGGGATGTACCGGGGAAACCGCCGAACGGCAGCTCGTTGCTGTCTCCATGACGCAGCTTGCAGGCCGTCAGCGTACCGTTGCATTCATCCAGCGAAGGATCGTCAACAGGGTTATTGTGCTTGTCGAAATAGCGCGTTCCGGCGTAGTCGCAGCCGTCGCCGGTTCGGTATTTGTTCCGGATGCACCAGGAACACAGAGAATGCAGCTGCCGGGTCGGTATCATCCGGCCCTGTAAATCCATCGGGCTGGAAAGGATAAATTCCACCACTTCATCCGTCTCGGTGTTTCTGGCGTCAATATAAAAGACCTTCAGCTTTTCCTGTGACGGATCTGCGGTGGGGTTACCCTGCGGAAAGTTTCTGGCATCCAGATACTTCGCCAGCGTGTCATGGATAGTGACTTTCGCCTGCAGCAGATCGTCATACGCCAGACAGAGCGCCGAGATAGAGCTGTCGAGGTTCGCCACCGTCAGTTTTGGCTGTGGACTAGTACCGTCCGTGGTCGCTTCAATACCCTCAACCTGACACGGCCAGGCTTTATACTCCTCCCCCTGCCACCAGATGGACTTCGCCGGAAGTTTATTCTCATCCCCGCCTGCAGCCTCAATCTCTTCCGGGGTATGCGCGATGTTATGTGCGTGAAAGCGGAGTACATCTGACATACCGAACGCTGTGCCATCGACAGAAAAAAGCCGGACTTCATTGCCCGGCTCAAGTTTTTGATAATCAGCATTAAGACTCATGGTGCAAATGCCTGTTCAAACGTTGCGGTTACGGTTATCACTTTTACGTTTTTAACCACCTTTTTGAGCGTGTCAGCCTCGACACGCCACAGCGCGGTATCGCCGAACGGCGGAGTGAAAATAAACGATTTCACTTTATGCCGCCGAAGGAAGGCATGAATTTCATTCGCTGTAATCGGATCCCCTGAAAAGGAAAACTCATAGGTGCGAATCTCGTCATTCAGACCTGAGCCGCTCACCTGTGCGTACCCGTCGCCGAACTGGATCTTCCTGACAGTGTCTTTGCTTCCCTCGGTGGGCTGGCTGGAGACCTTAATCCCCCAGGAGAATGTTTCTATCGTCATAACTGTTACCTGCGATTGGTCGCATTCCAGATAAGCCCACCGGGCTGGATTGCCCTGGCGATGCCATCGTTGACAGATTTGTTAATCACCTGCTGATACGCTTTACCCAGCCTGTCTCCGTCGTTTTGCTGCTGTGCGTTACCGGAAGCATTTTCGACCGTCACCGGGGCATATACACTGACACCGAAAGGTGCTGCAGCTGGACCTGTACCACCGCCCCCGACATACCCACCCGTGGCATACCCTTTCATCATCCGGTAAAGATTGCCGACGCCGATCCGGTTTGTAGCCTCTTTGGTGAAAACAAATTCACCACGGTGAACGACACCTGCAGGTTCATATTTCCCGCCTGAACCGGTATAACCGCCACCTGCAAATCCCAGCGCGGTTGTCGCTGAATCCACCAGGCCTACCATCGCCTGTTTCAGCAGGATCTGTGTCAGCATGGAGAGCGTGGAGCGGGTGAAGTCAGCCCAGTCAGCCTTTCCGCGCGTCAGCATGTCAGCCATATTTTGCCCGATGCCATCAAACGTACTGGTGGCAAACGACTTCATCTGGCCATAAGCATCTGAAGCAGAATCAACATAATCTGCCCATGCGGATTTGGCCCCGGATTGCCAGTCGTCCCGCAGCTTATCCTGCTCGGCGTAATACGCCTGCAGCGCCTGTAGCTCATTCTGATAACCGGCATCGTTCTCAGACCCGCCACCATTTTTCCAGCCCTGAAGAAGCTGGGCCTCTTCATTGCGGCGTTGTGCTGCACGACTGCTCATACCAGCACTTTCCGCCAGGGCTCGGGTTTTCTCGCCGATCTGCGTGACGTATTTTTGAGACGTATCCTGCAGGCGATTAAGCCGCTCCTGAGCCACTATCTGATCGCCGAGCTTCGCATTCAGCTCCGCACGGGAAAGCACCTCGCTTTTACTGGCCAGCAGGGATTTTTCCTCAGCAGAAAGCGTCCGGGTCTTCGCGGCCTCTTCCAGAACCGTAAAGCGGGACTGCTGACGCCACAGCTCCTGACGCTGCTGGCTGATGGTGTCATTGATGCTCTTATGCTCCTGCAGGGTGCGCAGCTGTGCCTGCAGCTCCAGCGTCTGGGCGCTGGCCGTATCGGTTGCACGGGCACCTGCGGGGGTTCTGATTGCCGGGGTCTTCTTCGGCTTTTTAAGGGTGTCTTCGTACTCTTTTTTCGCGGCAGCCAGGTTGATGTTGTAGTCAGCCTGGAGGATCCGCCCCTCTTTCAGCGCCTTGTTAAGCTCGCTCTGCCTGGCCGTGTATTTCTCCAGTGCCGTCTGCGTTTTGGCATAGTTTGCCTGTGCCTGCGCAGCATACTTCTGGCGATCCGATTCAGCAGCCGCTTCGCGCGATGCATTCTCTTCATTCGCCCTGGCTATTCCCGCCTGCTGCTGCGCCATATCCAGCGCCAGTCTGGCTGTTTCGCGGTCATTCCAGAATCGGGCGCGGGCCTCATCATTGACATATCGGTCACCTTTACGCAGGTTCCAGATTTCATCGGCTTTTTTGAACGCAGCTTCGGCTTTTGCCACCATCTCCTGCGCGGTGTCAGGTCGCCCAATATCCAGAGCCGCATCCCACATCGACTTGAAGGCGCGCTTCAGGGAGTCCGCTGAAGATTCAATCGTCCCCATATTGTCGCGGATGGCTTTGGTCTGGTCGTTGAATCCGGCTGTTGCAGCCTCGTTAGCCGCCTGCAGTGCGCCAGCCTCATCACCGGCACGCTGCAGCTGCGCCACATGGGCAATCTGTTCAGCGGTAACGTTATGGAACTGCTGGGCCATCGCGATCAGGCCCGATGTCGGGTCAGTTGCGAGCTTGCCATAGGCTGCCGCGACTTTCTCCACCGGCACGCCGGAGGCATCAGTAAACCGCGCCACCGCCTGGCTCATTTCATCAAAGCGCGAGCCAGTACGCACACCTGCATTGATAAGCTCGGTCAGGGCTTCACTGGTCTGGTTGAACGTTAGCCCCGCTGCCTGTCCGTTCCGCGCCAGTGCCAGCATGCGGTCAGCTGTCAGTCCGGCTGTGTTCCCCGACAGTACCAGCGTTTTGTTGAAATCAGACAGAGTGGAAGAGCCCTGGTACCAGGCATAGAACAACGCGCCCGTTGCAACGGACAATGCACCAATGCCGACCATCAACGGGGAAATCGTCCCCAGCAACGCCCGGAATGTCGGAATGATCCCGCCAAAGGAGTCCTTAACCTGACCGCCCTGCTGAAGCAGAATCAGCCAGGGGTTCTGCCCACCCGCAAGCTGCGTGGCCACGTCAGTAAACTGCGCCGGGAGCATACGCATCGCTGCGTTATACTGACCCACTGAAATACCCGCCTTACGCGCGGCGTTCTCCTGGCGGCTGAAGGACTGCTGGATACGTAACGCTTCATCGTTTGCCGTATTGCCGGTCTGCTTTAATTCTTTTTTAACGTAGCTGAGCTGCTCGTTGAATTTTGTCGAGTTAACGTCAAGGTTAACGACCAGGTCACCGACTGCCGTCTGGGCCATAGCGCACGCCTCCTGAAATACCTGCAGCCTTCGCCATCAGCGTATCGTCATCCGGATCATCGATGTCGATGGCTTCCGGTGCAGGGGAAAGAATGCTGAAACTGTCCGGGGTTAACTCCGGATCGGCAAAAAACAGGGTTGAGATGGTGTAGAGCAAACCGGAGAAATGAGCATCCAGCTGCGCATCATGAAAATAATTGTCCTGGTAGAAGATTTTCCAGTCGCCGTACTCCGTTGAGGACATGCCAGCAAGCATGGCACGCCAGTCCGGGCGACCGAACTCACGCGCCAGTTTCATGGCAAATTTCAGCTCACTGGCGAGGGCTTTTCCGCAGTAACGGGTTCAGCAGGTTCATTACGTTCTTCACCGGATGAAGTCGGTTCATCAATGACAGGCGCAATCATTCCGGACAGGAGTTTCACCTTATATTCCGCTTCGGCAACCAGTTCGGTCGGCCATGTCTGCATGACCTCATCCTGAATCTTTGCCACTTCCGCCGCCGCGTTTTCTCCCTGTGAGCCTTTCAAAGGGTGTCCGTGCCAGAGCGACATTGCGACGAGATACGCTCCACTCTTCACAGTAAAGGTAATGGCCGCCTGAAAATCGCCCACCTCAACCGCTTCCAGCTGTTTCAGGTATTCGAGGTGTTCAATACGCTGTAGCGCTGACAGCTGGAACAATGTGACGCTGCTGCCGTTGCATTCAAGCAGTTCGCTCTTTAGAAACATAATTACTCCGGGGGGAACGGGGCTCGCGCCCCGGTTATCAGGAAACAGTGACTTTGCAGATCGCCACAAAGTTACCATCATTGCTCATGACGATGATTTCGACGGTGCCTGCCGCTACGCCGGTGACAGTCAGGGTATTACCGCTGACGGTGACCGTTGCTTTTGATGGATCAGAGCTGGCTACGCGGAAAGACTTATCTGAAGCACTTGCTGGCAGGACAGAAACCACCAGTTGCGTCGTGGCTGCAACCGCCACAGCCGCCGTGGATTTATCCAGGCTGATCCCCGTAACAGCAATCGGCGCTGTACCACTGTCTTCGGCCAGCGATGGTTTGCCATTGTTGGTGATTTTTGCCGTGCGGGTCATGACCTCTTTAGACGAGATGGTCTTGCCTAGACTGCTCACCCAGCCCTTAAAGACGTCGACAACACCATTCGGATATTTGATTTTATACCCCTTCACGGTGCCTTCATCGAACCAGTTCACCAGGTCCTGCTGACCGGAATCTCCCGGCATCCACGCGAGAGTGAGGTTGGTTTCACCGGCTGATTTCTGCCCCTGCATCGTTGATGTCCAGTCGGCATTCTCATCATCGATGTAGGTGTCATCCTCAGATTCGGCGGTCAGTTCACCGGGCTGCAGGTCTTTAATCTTTGCCAGACGCAGCCAGTCAACGTCTGAAAGCGGATTGGCGTATGGATCACCGGTTCCGGTGTAAACCCAGAGGGTGGTACCAGCACCTTTTGTTGGTGCCAGCGGGTTTGGTGTGGCCATAGGGTCCTCACATGTCGTAAGTAATGGAATATTTCAGGTCGGCAGAACTCCACAGCGCCATATCGTCATCGCGCTGGTAGTCATAGCCCTGCTGAACCATTGTGGTGATAAGGGATTCAAGCCCTGGAACCTCTGCGAGAACCGGATACACTCGCGTCTCCATCCAGTCATCCAGCTCAGAATCAGGTACCTGAGCCTCAAGAAAGACTTCGATATGCAGAATGGCCTGCCAGGTGTCGGCGTCCAGTTCTTCCCCTGTGTATTCCGCATCGGTCAGGTAAACGGCAACAGCGGGAAAATCACCCTCTTCGAGCACTGCAGGTCTGCCGTCAAAATAAATGGCGTCAGTACCAATCGCGCTCTCCAGCGCGTCAATAATCACCTTGCGAATATCTCTGTGTTTCATCGTGTCAGAATTAACCTGAGTTGGTTGGTAAGGGATGCCCGGAGTTCTTTGGGCATATCTGACTCCATGAGCTTTGGCAGTTCTTCTTTAAACGCCGTAGTTAATGGAGCTGCCAGCGGGATGCTGACCACTTCAATGGGGTAACGAGGTTTTGACGTACGCCTCATGACATGCCAGCGGCCATTTTTAAGTTGCTGGATAAAACCGCCCGGAAAACGGAACGGCCCTATACGCAGAACGCTGTTGGCCCCTTTCTTATCCCGTTTTCTGCGGGAAAGTCGCACGCTTGCGGTTCCGAGTTTAATGGCCGGTAAATTGCCCCGGTTTACACGGATAAGCGCGCGAGGTTTATTGACCGTCGCACGCTTCACCCTGGCGCGTTGCTTTACCAGTTTTCGCGGTACGCGCGTATCTTTTGATACGACCGCCACGCTGCGGCTGACGGCCCGGTTTGCCACGCGGTTAACAGCCTGCGCCGACGCACGCGGGACAGCCGTTTTGCTGATGCTGTTAAGGTTTTCTATCGCCTGTTCAAGGCCTTTTAATGACATGGGCGCTCCTTAACGGCGGCGCGAAGAAGCTGGCGGAGTGCCGTTACCCAGCCAGATGTGACATGATCCACAATCATCAGGACCAACACGATCAACCCAGAATTGCCGCCCGTTAATCGTCAGTGTGTCCATACGCTGCAGCTGGCTGACTGTGGAGGTTTTAACAAACAGCGTCGGGCTGGTACCTTCAACGCGAATCCCGGCGCCGGCATAACCGATGTTTTCTGGATCATCAAATACACCGACCAGGGTTGCACCTGACAAAGTGCCTGACATCACCTTTGCCTCTGTACCCATCACACCACGGATAGCACCATCTGCTCGCGACATGGCCTCGTCAAAGAGATTATCGAAATCAGCCATGCGGCCCCCTTCAGACTTCGCGAGCCAGCCCCTTTGAGATCAGCTCGTCTGCATCCTGTTCGGATACGCGGATAATCACACCGGGCTCAACGATGGATACCGGTTCGTTACGCGTGGCATGTAGTGCCTCAACATGCAGGGTAGCCAGCGTTTCTACTGATACCTGGTCACCATTTGTACCCGCTTCCGATTTTACTTTTTCCACATCAGCAACATCGCTGTCGGTGCTGTCGGTGCTGTCGGTGCTGTCGGTGCTGTCGGTGCTGTCGGCAGCATTCTGCCCGCCGCTTTCGCCGTCAACCGAGGTGGCGTCTCCATCCAGCTCCTCTTCAAGCTCAGCAATACGCATAGTGAGTTCCTGAATGGTGCCGCTGGTGCTGACTTCGCGGTTAAGCTGGGTACCAAGTTCATTCAGCCGAGCAATCAGCTTTTCTTTCTCTGTCATGGGTAATACTCCAGAAAGGTGGCCCGAATGGGCCACAGGTGGAAGTTATGCCAGCTTGACGGACACGAACTCGTCCGGGTCTGCCAGCAGCATCAGCGGGGCTGACTGAATCATGGTGAATTCACGCGCCGGATCGCCCGTTTGCACCCAGTTTTTCGGGTAACGCGTCGAAGCGTTGATACCTTCTCGCTGGGCATCGGCATCAAGAATGCAACCATAGGTACGCAGGCCGCGCGCCTGAGTGTTACCCAGGACCATCGTCAGGTCTGGCAGATAGTTCTTTTTGACGTCGTTTTCGATGTACTGGCCGGAGTAGACCACGATGGCCACATCGCCATACATCCCCTTGTAGGAAACTGCCTTGCCCAGGTCTTTCAGGGCGGTTTCCAGCTCAGAGTTAGAGCCTCGACGCGTATCCAGTTTCTCCTTCACTGCCTTGAAGGAACGGAACAGCGCCCAGCCCTTCGGATCGAACACAATGATGTTGACCACACCGCTGGCGTTGAGCGCGTAGGCTTCAATGTCATCGGTCGGGTCATACGTTTCTTTGTCGCGGGAGGACCACGCAGCCGCACCGGCCTGGACAATGTTGTTACCAGCGCTGCGCCCCATATCAACTTCAACAGGCTCGAACGCTTCCCCGGTCATGGTGTATTTCCCACTGAGTACCGCCGCAACAGCCTGCTTCTCTTCGACCTGCGCAATCGCCAGCTCTTCATCCTTCATGTTCTGGAGGATAATGCGGCGACGGCGGTAGACCGGGTCAGCGAGGTTCTGTGGATCCTCATCCGGCAGGCGGCGAAGAGTCATCAGTGGGTTAACTTCGTGTTTCGGCTTCACATAACCTGGCGTGAATTCAGACGTGCTGCCGCCACGGGAGCGGATCACTTTGCCGGAGACAATCGGCGAGACGTACAGCGCCATGTTGACCAGGCCAGGAATTTGCGACAGGTAAACCTTCTCTGTACTGAAGGGATAAGTTTCGCGGAAAAAGATGCGCAGGAAGAGCGGATCGAATTTGAATTTCTTCTCATTGACCGCCAGCAGCTGGGCAGTGGTGTAAACGGACATAGATTTTTCCCATAAAAAAAGCCGCGCAGGCGGCTTTTATGAATGATGGTGGTTGTAAAAACGCGGATTAAACGATGCTGATTGCAGTACCGGCGAACGCGTTACGTTTAATGTTTTCGTCGGTGACGGCAGATGGCCAGAGGACATCTTCAATACGGAAAGAGCCAGATTTATAAAAAGCCAGTTCTGCGCTGTTCTGGTCTGCGGTTACAGCGAGGATGCCTGTTGCCGCGCCAGCATGAGCACCATCCCAGACGGTCAGCTTGCCAGAAGTGGCATCCAGCATGAGCGGTGTCATGGCTGGAGTGGAAGCCGTCAGTTCGCCAGGACCATACGCGGTGTGTGCCGGGTCGCTGTTACCGAGCGGCTGCTTATGTGTGAAAACTTCAGTAATTGCCATGATAGCCTCTTAAACTGGGGTGTTTAACAAATCGTCAGCGGCATCAGAAGATGCGCTGCCTGCTGAAAGTGCGCCTGGTGCTGTTTCCATCAGACGATCCAGCGCCGTGTCGGTACGCGCTTGGGCACTTTGCGGTGCAGCCGCCAGAATGCGCTGTGCACTCTCTACCGTCATACCCGGCGTTTCGGCCAGTGCACGCGCCTGTGACTCACGCCCTTTCGCCTCTTCACAGTTCAGGATGCCCATGATGCGGCTATTCTCTGCAGCTACTGCTGCAGTGACCTGCGCACTGACATCTACAGGGGCCTCTACGGAAGCAATGGTCGTGTCAACGGTAGTGACCTGTTCAGCTGAGGCAGTTGTCTGAGTTGCTGCCTGGTCAGCTGGCTTAGTGGCCACAGCTGATGCAGAAGGTGATGGCATAGTTCCTCCAATGGTTATTTTTTTGCGTCTGTCGAGTGCTTCGCGCATCACGCCGAGCGCATCGGTATTGTTAACAAGTTCATCCGCCAAACCGTTGTCCACTGACTCCTGGCCGGAGAATACTGCCGCTTCGGTGTCCAGTACGTCCTGAACGGACATACCGGTATAAGCGGAAACCTTTTCGGCGAACATCTGACGAGTGGCATCGATACGCGTCTGGAAATCAGCACGCACATCTTCTGGTAGTTTTTCGTAAGGGTTGCCGTCGACCTTGTGATCGCCGCTGTAAATCAGCGAGACCTCAACGCCGTTAGTTTTGAGCGCAGCACCATAGTTGCTGTGCGCCATCATGACCCCGATGGATCCGGTTCTGGCCGTTTGTGTGACCAGCCGCCGCGATGCTGAACTGGCAATAAGCTGCCCTGCGCTGCAGTTCATGTCATTGGCCAGCGCCCAGATGGGTTTGATATCGCGCATACGGGCAATAATGTCGGCGCAGTCAAATGCCCCGGACACCATTCCGCCTGGCGTATCCATATCCAGCAGGATGCCATCTACGCCGGGGTCACTGATTGCCTGCTGCAGGCGAGCGATGATCCCGTTGTAACCCGTCATGCCGGAATAAGGCTGCAGCGAGCGGGTTTTACTGACCAGCGTGCCGGAAACGGGTAAAACTGCGACACCATTTGCCACTTGATAACTGCGTGATGGACGGGGTTCCATGTCATCATCATCACCAAATAACGCCAGCGGTTCGGCAATTTGTCCTGCATCAAGCGTGATGCCAGCGACAGTATCTGTCAGCCGGGTGATACCCAGCTGGCCAGCCAGCGCGCAAAAGAAAACCCGCGCGTAGGCGGGTTCAAGCATCAGTGGCTCATTAAAGGCCATACTGGCAATATGCGGAAGATTACGCAGCTCGTGCGCCATCTTGCTCCTCCTCGTTTGATTTTTTCACTCCAGCCTCAAAAGCGGCAGCGGCCCATGCCGGTGGGTTCAGACCCGCAGCACGACGCTCCATTGATTCCCGGACCTGCTGGGCAAAAATCTCCTGATAATCATCACCGCGTTTGGCGCACTCTTTCTCATACGTACTGAGACCTGCTTCGATTAGCATGACGGCTTCCTGCACCTCTTTCAGACCGTCAATTGCCATTCGACCAGAACCAATCCAGTTGGCATTCCCCCAGGCTGTTCTCGCCTCCTGGAAACTGAACCTGGCTTTCGAAGGAAGCGTGACCACGCGGCGGACAATCGCCTCTTCAAGCCAGCAAAGAAACATCTGACAGGCCTGTCGGGATGCCACAAACTTTCGACGCCCCATAAAGTACGCCCAGGACTCGTTAGCACTTGCGCGTGCGGTCGAGTAGCTCATCTGCGAATAATTTCGTGAAAGCTGCTCATACGACACACCCAGCCCTGCAGCAATATAACGCAGCAGGGATTGTTCGAACGTTGAATAGCCGTTATCGGTATCCTGCGCCGACTGAAGGTTAAGAGAATCCCCTGGCAACAGGTGTGGGACCCTTGCCCCGCCAAGGCGAACCGGCGCAGCAGAGTAATAGGCTGCCATTTCGCCGAGCCAGCCCGTCAGTTTGCTCTGCTGCTCTTTATTATCTGCACCGAGAATAAAGTCCATCGCCGATTGGGTATCCAGCTCACTCTCGATGGTAGCCGCATACATAGCCTTCACTATCGCGCTCTGGAGCTGGGTATTTTGCAGGGTGTCGAGCATTTTCATCTGCTCCATCACGCTGTAAAACGCATTGGCCCCACGGGTCTGTCCATCCTCCATCGGTTCGAATACATGGATAAACGAAGGTCGACCGCCGGGTAGTTCGCGAGGGATGTAGGTCCAGTTTTGCGCCATCCAGCCGGGATAGCCATCGTCGCTGACGTAATATCCCAGCGCAGCACCGCTATCATTGATTTTTACACCGGCACGACAGTTCCGGGTATCACCGATATTGTTCGGGTTGCTGACGCGCTTCGGACTGACCATTTTGAACTGGGTGCGGAAAAGACGCGTTGAATCGCTGTCCCAGGTCGCCTGCACGCATAATTCACCGTTAAACGCATGCATGGCCACACCTTCGCGGATCATCATCGTAAACGTGCGCTTACGTTCGGCATCAATCCCGCAAAAGTCATCCTCGGCATACTCATTCCATGCAGCTTCCACATCCCGCGAAAATGCGCGTGAATCTTCCTCATTAATACCCAGATAACGCCAGCTTGGTCGATAACTGAGTCTGAAAAATGACCCGACGATGTGGTCCTGGTGGAGCTGCACGGCATTTGCCGCATAGCCATTATTTCGCACCAGATCGTCAGCGCGGGCATTTCCACGAGAATAGTTGGGAAGGAGTGCTGCATCTGCACTTTCGCTCGGCGGATTCCAGCCTCGCAGCTGACCACCAAACCCGCCACCACCTCCATGATATCCCGCGTATTCCCGAAGGGATGTTTTCCCGTCAGGTCCCACTAAAGATGGTATTTTCATACGTAAAACCCAGCAGGCCCCCGGCGTCGTGATGTGGTTCCGACCTGTGATTCAAGGTCGGCGATATACTTTTTCAGATCGCTGACTGAGGTAGCTGTAAATTCCACTCTTCGACCGTCTTTTTGTACTGTCGCCACACGTTTCCCCATCATCAGGTCATGTAACGCAGCGCGCGCGGCATCCAGTTCAGTCTGTGTTGCCATTATTCCTCTCCAGATAATGCCCGCGCGTAATCCGCCAGGGTCTTGTTATTGTTACGGGTGCCCTCTTCCTCCAGCAGGCTGGCCAGAAGTGAATCAAGGTTAAGCTGCCAGCGGGATATGCTGATACGAAGCGCCGCCAGTGCGTAAACAAAGCAGTCGAGAGCCTCATTTCGCCTCTTTTTGCTGTCCCATATGATTTTTCTCTTCCCATCAACCCACTTTTCTACCAGCTCTTCGGCGGTCAGCTGCTGCGCCTCAGAAAGATCGTAAATATCGGGGTTGTTGGGGAAGTGAACGGCACCGGCCAGAGGTTCATCTCCCTCGACAATCAGCGTGAAGCGGTTATAAATCTGCTCTTTAGCGGTATCAGTACCCACCTCAGTCAGATAAACACCGTTTTTGTTACGCTTGCGGGGCATATTCGCTACCGGTTTTCCATAAACCGAGGCACCCTTAATCGGGATCACACGAAACAGACCGTGTTTTTTAGAGCGGTTGTAGACGATAGTGGGATCAATGCCACCGATGTCCCAGCAAATACGGGAGATAGACATTTCAACACCGTTCCGGCGCGTGTATGTCTTGTTAATCGCCTCATCCACGCGAGCAAGCGTAGACTCATCATCATGACGACCCATGATGATTTGCCGGTCGATAAGCCAGCTTTCCTCTCCCGGCCCCCATCCCCATACACGCATTTCGTAACGGTCGAGCTGGGAGTCAATACCAGCTGTCAGATACGCCACTCGCTCAGGCACTGCAGCATCAAAGTGCTCTTTACGCTCAGCTAACACGTCCGCATCGGGCCGATCACCGATTTTCGCTTCCCACGTCTCACCCAAGGTGGTGTTCACGAATGTTTTGCGTTTACCCGTGTCGCCTTTCGTTTTGAACCAGTCTTTAACAATCTGTACCCAGGTGGTAAACGGGCTATAAGCAGTCCAGATGTGGAAAGTTACGCTTTCAGGCGGGTCAATTTCAGCATTAGACGATGAGAACCAGCGAAGCCCGTCTCGCGTCCATATTCCGGTCAATTCGCAAATATAACGAGCGTTGGAAAAGTCCAGTTCATGTTGCTTAATGACACAAGCATTATGCTCGCAGAGGTAGTAGACCGTTTCGGCCTGCTCAGGCTCCCATTTGAAGCCAAAAGGCGTATCCCGGTCACCAAATTTAAGATATTGCTCTTCACCACAATGCGGGCATGCGACATGAAATCGCATAAAATGCCCGGACTCTTTTGCTGCTCGCTCAATCTGACACGTTCCACGCAATTTCGGTGTCGAACCGCGTATGGATTTGGGCCAAACAGAGCCCTCGATACGCTTATCCCCCAGGAAGGTCGGCGAACCCTCTTTCTCAATGTCTGCGTCAAACGCCGCCAGTTCATCGTAACCAACTACATCTACTGATTTTTCACGATAGTTTTTTGCAGCCTTACCGCCCAGGCACCAAAATCCACGGCCATTGGTAAAACGCTTCATCGACAGGGTATTGTCCCTGTGCTTTTTCCCGTACCAGGGTGCAAGTGATAACAGAGAAGGGACATCACGAATCGTCGGTTCAACGTGTGACTTCATGAAATTATCTGCGTCGCCGTCGGTCGGCAGCCACAGCAACTCATTACGCTGTTTGTGCTCGATGAAATAAGCAATGACGCCGAGGAGCATTTTCGAATAGCCTACTCGCGCCGACTTAATGACGTTAACAATGCGAATATAGTCACTGCCCATCGCATTCATGATCGCGCGCTGAAATGGCAGTGTTTCCCAGCGACCCTCCTGATAAGCGGATTCTTTCGGAAGGTAATAATGCGCATCGGCCCATTCGACAGCTGTCATGGGTTCCGGGCGGTATAGTGATTTCAGACCAGCTTTTACCGCTGTTCGCAGATTAGCTACCTGACTGGTCGATATAATCATTCAACAACCCCGGAATCCGTTCATCCAGCGCCGCAGCCTTATTCATCGCCTTTATTACGTCCCCTTTCAGGAACTCGATATGCCGATTTTCCAGTTCAGGGAACCGGCGCTGCATCGAAAGGGGTATGCCATCCAGGATACTGGATATTTCAGCGGCAATTCTGGATAACACGAAGGTACAAAACGCAGTCTCTACGACCTCGCGACGCTTTTTCTCATTGGCCAGCTCAGCCGCATCAGCATTCGCACGAGTTAAACGCCAACGTTCATAATCAATATTGACACCATCATCGTCGTCACCCGGAGATGGTTGTAGTTTTCTGCTCTGGTTTTCGAGCCGGTTATCTACGACTGACCGAACATCAAAGAAGACTTCACGACCCCTCTTCTCTACAGGCTGGACACCCCATTTATCAAAGGCCTGGACGGATATTCCCAGCGAGGAAGCCATATCAGATTTATTCAATAACACGGCCATATTCCCTCACCAGTTTTCAGCAATGATTAAACAACAACCTCATGTCCAAATTTTTCATATATAGCGAGAATCTGCGCGGACGCCGCCC